CCATCCGCGACCCGATCGACTTGCGGTCCAGTTCGATCTCGCCGTCGATTTTGGGCGGGGTGTAGGGTTGGCTCCAAACGAACTGGGTCAACTCCTTATCCGCTTGGATCCGGTCGGGTGAATCGTCGGGGATTTTGCTTGCCAGCCACTCGTCGGTGGCGATGTCGGGCGGGCCGAGTAGCAGGTTCACGAACGGGGTCGCATGGAACCAGAGGCGGCTCGATGTCGGTGGTGATCCGCTGACCCGCCCCAGCTTGTCGACCGACTGGCCGTGGTGGACCAGCTTCGCGGCCGACACCATGTCCCGCCGTTCGGCCTCGGTGATCGGCGTTTCGCATTTTGGGCACCGCCAATGGGCAAGGCTCGCGGCTTCCAATTCGCTGCGGGCATCACGCCACCCGACCAGGTCCTCGCGTCCTGGGGCCACGTATCGCGAGCAGTGAGGGCAGGGGGTCAGGATCCGCGAGCGGGTCGACTCGGGACGCAATCGCCAGGGCAACTCGTCCTCGATGGTGACGGTGCCCTCGATGTAGGTGCGACGCTCGGCCCGCGGGAATGAGCGCTGTCGGCCGCGGAGCTGTCGCAGCGGGTCGGCTTCGGTCGACGATGTGCCGGCGCTCGAGAATCGAGCCGCCTCGGTGATCGACAGACAACGGGCGGTGAACCCGGCCTTGCCGGCGTCGTCGGCCCCGGCCGACATAATCTTGAGGATCGCACCGTTGGCGAGCTGGACACTGTCGCGGATCTTGCCGCCGCCGGATCCAGAGCCTCGACGTGGGAGCAATTTCCGCAGCCCCGGCGAGGCCATCAACACCGGCAGAATGTCGGCGTCCCACTTGTTGGACGCCATGTCGCCAAACGGAACGCCGAGCACAAAGTTTTCGGCCAGTTCGCAAGTGTGATAGAGCAAAGGAGCGACGAACCCAAACAGCGTTTTGCCCATCTGGGTGACGGCCTGGAACACGAGGTCGGTCCACTCGTGAGAATCGACGGCGTCGATCCACAGGTTCAGGACCGGTTGTGTCTCCAGCTTGAACCGTTCACCAGCAAACCGGCCCGACGGAATGATCAGCTCGTCGGTGATCCACTTGCGAAACGATCGCGGCGGTCGGGACTGGCCGTTGACCAGTGCGATCCGCAGTTCCTCGTCGACGGGCTTCACCATTGCAGCGTCCCGTCGGCGATCTCAGCGGCGATCTGTTCGAGGGCCTCGTTCAGCTTGTCGGCCGCATCGTCGCCGGTTTTACATCGCCGAAACTGTGTCCCCAGCGATCGCAATCGGCTCGACAACCACCCCAGCCGATCGCGGATCTCGTCGCGTGGGATCAGCTTGCCCTGGTTTTCGTCCAGCTCGACCATGAGCAGCTCGTTCTGGCGAATCAGCTTGCGGACTTCCTCGCGCAGTTTGGCCCGTTCCAGCTCGGCGAAATCGCCGTCGATGTCGTCGTCGATCGATCCGCGTGGCCGCAGCTCGGCGAGCAGATCAAACACCCGACGCAACACGGACGCGAGATCGACCACGCCATCGCCCCATGGCAAACGGTGCTTGGCCGCCAGGTCGTCGAGCTGGGCATGGCGACGACCGGACAATTGACCGAGCAACCCCTTCGGAAATGCCGCGAACAGCCGCCGCCGCTCGTCGTCGGCCAAACGTCGCTCGAACCATTTAACGTCGGCCAGCTTGCGGGCCGAGTATTCGACCCCGTCGAGCCGCTCCAATGCGGCCTGGAGTGCTCGACGAACCCGCCGCCGATCGGAATCGCTGAGGCCCTCGGGGATCACTTTGCGCCGATGATCTCCGCGAGTTGTTTCAGCGACAGGAATCCCTCGTGGATGATCACACGCGTGCCGATCCGAATCTCGAAATTTGGGACCGGTCCCTCGGGGTCCTTGCGTTCGTCGATCGTCCACTGGTCTCGGAGTTGTGGCTTCACCTCGGCGACCCACTTGTCACAGTAGATGCAACCGGGTCGGCAGAACATGACGATCGTCCCGCGTTTGGTCGCTGGTTTCGTGTCGGGTATGGGCGTCGGTGTGGTGACCTTTTTGCCGGTGCCGTTGCATTCTCGACACGTTGTCGAGACCCGACCGTCTCCGACCTTGCCGGTCCCGTTGCACTGTTGGCAGATCCCCGACGGGGTCGGGCTGGGTGCGGGTGCGGGTGTGGCTTGCGTCATACCAACCGCACCGACCAACGCCCACGCCCAGCCCCGTGCCTGGCCCGTCGGTTGCTGCGCCGTCGCGACGCCGGCCAGACTGATCACCGCACAAAATAGAATTCTGGTCATCATTGCCCTGTTACCTCCCATCCTTTGAGCCAATCGATCTCTTTCAGCTTGAACCCTTCGATTCCGGTCACGGCGTAGCTGTCACCTTGCGACAACATGCCGGTCGCCGTTGCTGGATCGACCCACCAAAAACATTTCGCCAACTCGGGCCAAACGTCAGGCGGGTCGGCGTTATCAAGGCCCTCGGAATTGCCCCAGGACTGCATACAACCGAGCCCGGGCCGATCCCACCGAACCGCAAAAAAATTCATGCAGTGAAACCAGGTCCCTCGCCGTTGTTTGAAACCGAAACGGTCTCGCGACCCTGGGAAACCGTAGTTCGAACAGACGGGCACGGACCAACCCTGTTCGATCGACGCCGCGGCATCCTCGAACGTGGTGATCCGTGGGCATTCACTCGACGGGAACCGCTTGGCGACCTCGTCCAGCTTCCCGGCGTCGCGCTCGCCACCGTTGCCGAAATTGCCCCATTCCTTGGCCCGCTCGCCAGAGTACGCGCGGAGGTCGTGGTCTTTGTTGCCAGTCTCGCCGCTGTAGTCTTGTCGGGCCAGGAACCCGTAGGTCGTGGCCGCCTTGGCCGCCGCCGCACCATATGCCCCATCCTGGTACCCACCGCGACGTTTGCCGATCGCCTCGACGCGCATCAGACCGTACAGCGACTCGGTCGCCATCACTCCCGGCCACGTGATCGGGCGGGCTCGCGTGACGATGTCGTGGGCCACGGACAACGTCCCCGCAATCTCCCAACCCCAGGACACGCAGTCGCCGATCTTTTGAAACCCTCGTTTCCAATTCGGTTCGAGCACTCGCAACGCATCGGTCAACATGACCCGCCGCTTAACGTCTCGGGACGCTTTCGACAACGTCGCGCGAAGGTCCATTGCCTGGCCGCGGGTCAGATCGCGGACCATGTTGTTCGGGTCGCGGATGATTTCCTCGACCCCTTCCGGGTTCGGGATCCAACCGGTCGGCTTGTTTAGGATGTTGGTGTCTTGGCTCATCGGCTCACCTCATCCAACACGGTCGCCGCACCGATCAGCAGTTTGGCCACCGCGGCCCGCCGACCGGCTTCGTCGATCTTGTCCGCTGGTCCACCGATCGCCGCGAGCCCTGGGCCGATCGCTGGGGCGATCACGTCGCCACCACTGACGGGTTGGGACGGTGCCCGGACGATGAGGTTACGCAGCTCGTCGACGTCCGCCATCGTCTTGAGCCGCGGCCCGGATTGTTTGGTCGCGTCCGACTCGACGACACGCCCCATCCCGAGCAGCATCCCGGACCAGATCGCCGCGTCAGTTTTACGCGTGGCGAATCCCGCGGTCAGTGCCGACCGCAGCTGCGGGTCGACGTCCGCAGGTGGCAATGGGGGCGGACCCGGTGGCGGTGGCGGCTTCGGTGGCTCGGGTGGGGTCGGTGGTGGAATCTCACCGACTTTGACCGATAACGTCACCTCGTCGATCCGTGCCTCGCGATCGGCGACGATCACCTGGAATTGATACACGCCGGGCGTCCTCGTCGCGAAGATTACCCGCCGATCGATAGCGAACACCCGACCGACTAGGCGTTCGTCGACCCGAAACTTAAACCCATCACCGATCGAGCCCGTGGCATCGATCACGACCAGGTCCCCGGCCTCGGCTTCCTCGGGACCGGTCAAGACGGCTTTGACCTCGGCCCGTGCGGTTGCACTGCAGACGAAACACAACGCCACCAGAACTAAGCGAATCCAAAACATGACGCGATCCAATAGAGAATGATGATCGAGCAATCGAGAAACAGATCCGGCCAGTGAATGGCCGAATCGAGATCGACACCGAACGCAACCAGGGCCGCCGAAATCGCTCGCGACAGCTGGCGAAAATGTTCGAGGATGATCATCCGAATAACTGGATCAACAGCGGCAGGATCGTCGTTAGGAACTTGAGCAGCTCGTCCCAGGGGATCGCCGCGTAGGTCACGCCCTGGGAGTCGACGTCGATCATTCCTTCCTCGGCCAACCGAGTGCGGACCCGTTCGGTGAGGATGCGCTTCTGTAGCTTCTTGAACGGTCCGCGGCCCTCCATGATCCTGCGGATCTGGTCGCGTTTCGCCTTGGGGATCGACTCGTCGTCACAACACGCGAGGATTAACGTGTCGAGCCGGTCCGCAGTGAAACCCGAGTCGCCAAAAATCGGGGCGTCGGAGCTGGCGATCAGGGTCGGTTCGGCGGTCGCCTGGGCAAAAACCTGACCAGAAAAACTAAACACCAACAAAAACAGAAACAAGAATCGCGAGATCATCGCGTGGCCTCATAGCGTGGGATGGTGGAACCATCCAGGCACGAACGGCGCAGACACACGCCGCGAGAAAACTTGCCGGGATGGCCATCAAATCAGACCACGCCCCAGGACCAGGTCACGCCGTTGCCGGAATTCAGCCGTCCGCACCGAACACGACGACGCTCGTCTCGCGAATCATCCACGATGTCGTGATCCGCATCGGTAGAGATCCCGCCGTCCATCGCCGGCCAGCGACCTGCGCCGATTGCTTGGGCTCGATGTCGACCCATTCACGCCGCAAACCACCGACCGAAACGGCCCGCAAATGGCCATCGGCGACGCGCCGCCAAATCGGATCGATGGCCTGATCGGCGGCGAAAACCAGCTCCCCAAGAATGTTGGATCCGCTCCGCCGGTAGTTTTTCACGGACCCAAGGGTCAACAGGCTGTACGGGTTGTGGCTGTCGAGCATCGGCGTCCAATCGGGCATCTCTGCCCCGGTCGACAACAGGACTTCCTGCATCCTGCGGCCGTTGTTCCAGTCGTACACCATGACCGGGTTTTCGGTCGCGATGGTGGCCATGATCGAGCGGCTGGCCTCGTTCATGGTCTTGGCGTCGACGTACGCGGCCCGAGCGATCCAGTCCGGTGGCAGGCGTCGCTGGTGAATCCCGGTCGCAGCTTTGCGTATGATCGCGTTCATTTTGTCGCCCCTTGTTGCGTCGAGGTAATCGCTCGAACCGACGCCGTCCCCGATCGGTCAGTGAATCCCAGCGTTGACAGGAACGCCTCGATCGCGGAGTCGTCGAATCCGGAATCCTTGAGCAATCGCATGGTCTTGGCCCAGGACGCGATCACGTCCTCCTGGCTCTGTGATCCGGCGTTGCAAGCGGCCTCGAACGTGAGCGTCCGGTTTTGTAATCCGATCCGCTCGGCCGCTCGTTCCTTACTGGGGTCGACGTGCGGCGGCATCTGCCAGCCCCACGCCAATCGGGTGTCGGGCGGCATCGGCCCCAGGTCCCTCGCCAATTGCAATTCACGAACCAGGTCCATCACCATGCGCCGCAGGTTTTTGCGCGCGATCCAGGACCGCCACACCGCCAACCCTTGGACGTAGACCTGGTGATCAAACCTAGCCGACGAGTAATTGTGGAGGCTCGAATCGAGGCGGATCATCATCAACGGGATCGACGCCGCGCGGCCGAACTCGACCATACGCTCGCGACGGTGCTCGCTGTAGTTCGCCGTCGGATGCCCGGGTTGCAGCTGCATCGGTTGCCACCCCGGCGGTGCGGTGCGGTTCACTCGCCTTTTGGTGGGTACTTCGATCGCCTCAGCCCCGGCCCACTTCTCGCCGTCCGGGTTCGAATTGAAAAACCACACCCCGGTGTCCGCAGCTGCTCGCGCAGCGTCGAGGACCTGGGTGTCATAGTCGCGGATGTCGGCGATCGCCGGCAGTGCCGAGGCCAGCAACGGAAACCCACGGACCTGTCCGGGCTCGACCTTGAAAAACCCGTGGTGAATAAACCGAGCGGCCTTCTCGTCGAACTTGCCGGTCAGTTGTTGCCACGGTCCGGTGTAGGTTAGGTCGCTGATAAAGTACGCCAGCGGCCGGCCGTTTTTGTTTCGCTTGACACCCAGAGCGACATCCGCCGCGGCGATCATGTTGTGAGGTGTCGCGAGCCGATCCGCGTGCAATGGCAGGATCCGCATCGTCGCCGGGAACGGTGAATCCTCGTCGGTGACGACTTGGCCGAGCAGCTCACCCGTCGCCCACAGCGACCGAAACCACAGCTTGAGCAGGTCGACCAGAGTATCTCCAGACGCCTCACAAATCTCCGACCACTCCGCCCAACGGGATTCGAGCCGGCTCGCAAATCGGTCATCGCTCGAATACACCTGCAGTATCGGACCCGCCGGCCCCACAAGGTCCTGACAATGCGTCGTCACCATCCCGTCGACGATCGGGTTGTTGCTCATTTCCCACGCGGTTCGAGCCCGCAGACGTGGGAGATCGATCGCCAAATCGTGGTTGATTGGTGCCCCATGAGCATGGGCCCAGTGTGCCTCGTTCAGCCGATCAGTGAATCCGGCTTCCCACCGTCGCAGGATCGCACCACCGGGCAACGGTTCCGCCGGTGCGTCGTAATTCGCGAGGCTCCGCTCGGCGACTTGTACCGGTTTGCCCCAGGTGTCTAGTGATCGCTTCGCCGGGACCGACGCCAAGCAATCGATCGACCACGCGAGCGAGCTAGTCATGAGATTCCCTTACGTATCGGACCTCGTGCGTCTGCATTCCGCCGACCATGTTGGCTCGCCGCGCGAACGCCTTACGCGCCCGATCGATCGCCTCGCGGTCCCACGAGAACGACTCGTCCTCCAGCTCGGAGTCGGGCACCATCGCGATCAACAGGGACGCCTGATCGATCAACCGTAGCGCCTCGGAAGGGTTGCCGCCATCATCGGCCGCGATCGCTTGGTCGATCAGGTCGTTCGCACGTTCGATTCTGCCAGCGATGTCGATTCCCATGCCACAGATCATGGCCAACGCGTTGCCATGGTCACGGCGTTGCCTCTATGGTGTGTAGCGCGGCTTCTCTCTCTCCCCAGGAAATTTGACGTGCGCAAAAATTCCGGCCGATATATTGGCGACGCCCCGACCGGCACCCCCCAGGGAAGGACCCAGCCTCACCCACCCCCCCCTCCAGGGGTCCAAGCGGCCAAAAACGGCCCAGAGGCGGCCGCTGTCATCACGCGTGCAATGCGTGACCCAGATCGGTTGGCAATCGAGATGTCGTACATCGCGGCCGATGGCGAGACTAGTCGTCGCTACGTCTCGCCGATCAAATGGGATGGCGGCTCGTTTGTCGCTTTGTGCCTCACGCGTGGAGAGCCAAGACGGTTCAGGCTGACCCAATGCCAGGATGTGCGATCGATACCCGCCGCATCGGTACTGATCGGCGAATCGCCTCAGTCCTGACGATCTGGGTACGCTCGGCGTAGACGCTCGGCAACGTCGGCAAGCACAACACCACTCAAGGCTGGCAAAACCTGGGGGAACCAAAACGCCCAAACTTTTTCCAGACTCGCTCCGTCCTGTTTAATTGCGGCCAACAGCGTCAACAACACCAACGCGACTATCGACCCAATCAACCACACCCAAACCACAACAGAAAAAACACGGCAGACAATCAGGTTTGCGTGGTTCATTGTAAAAAAAACCGAAAAAACTTGGGCAAAATGGGAAGGGGCCGAACCCCAAGATCATAACAGATTCAGCCCGTGAGAATCGGACTGTCGATCCGGTGGTTGCGGGTTCGAGCCCCGTCAGCGTCGCTCGCCGTAAGTTGTTTAATTCCATACGCTTAGGGCTCAATTCGACAATCACAAACGGAGGCTGTCACCGCCGCTAGTGAGACTCGACACGGGCAACCGTGAATGCGACCCGTCCCCCGCGTCTGTTAAGGGCGTTTCTTGATCAGGGGGGCGAGGTCGCTTTTTTTTTGTTGACAGGGTTTTGGAAACCATTACCCTCGGGGCCATCAAGAAACGCCCCAGCTCTTTACCACTCGGCCGCGAGGCCAGCGATTGACAGATCGCCATCGAGTGAGACAGGCCAGGGCACACGACCCCCTAACACTGGCAACCGGGTGACCATCCCGGTGCCAATACCACAATGGCCCTATCCCACAAGGGATCGGCTCGCGGACTTTTTCCGCTTGCTGATCAGAATGGGACCGCCCCGGCAATCGGTGCGTCACCCCTTCCCCCGCGGCTGGCCGTCCAGGACTCGATCCCAGCTCGCGACTTAGGTCCACAGCATGATCCAGCCCT